GGCCAAGTACACGGATGTAGTCGGCATCGTCTACACCGACAAATCTTCCACAGGCAACAAAACCGGCGGCGTCCGCGTATCCGGTTCTTTGCTCTGGAGCGCCGTCCGCAGTTACGGCAGCAACCAATTCCTTCAGATGTTGATGCTGCTTGCCGGCGGCAAGATTACATCCATCGACCCTTCCAAATCGGCCTTTGGCCAAACTCCAGTCCGTGATCTGCTCACCCAGAACAAGTGGGTCTACTTTAACGACAATGCCACCGGTTCTCTCCGCTGGACTGACGAGTTAGACGACAACCAGGCTACCGATCCAACCAAATACGGCACTGGTTCTGACAATCCTTACCGCCTCCAACCGGGCAACGACACGAACACCCGTGTAGATGGATTCAGCCAAGCGTATTCTCCGAGCAGCGCAAATGTCTTTGGTGTTTACAGTCCTGTTCCTATCAATGTTCGTGTTTACCTTCGTGACGGGTCCGGCAACAAGGGATCCAGGGCTTTAGGCATCACTGCTACAGGTTGGCCCACTGGAGTTAACAAAAAAATAGCCAAAGGGGATGAATTAAAAATTACTATAAACTCAACAGAAAGTCCATCTCTCGCTACTGACTTTGATTCTGATCTTCAGCGTACAGCGTTTGACGCACGCCGTGGTTTTGCCAGTGTCTTCGACGAGGGCGGTGTTTTTAAACTTGGATCAGCTCGTTTCCGTGTAACCGGCGTAAAGGGTGCATCCACTGACGAAGGCAAAGTTGTTATTTCACTGGTGTGTATTGAAGCCGGACACTCCCCGTCTATTGCGTATTCGGCAGATGAGGTAACAGATTTAAACGCTAAAATTATAGAGTCTGCCGAATACATAAAAGCAAAAGAAAAAGTAGACGCTCTACTTGCGCTAGATGATAGAAACGGCATTAGCGTAGCTTTAAGTAATGGAAAAGATTTACCATCTGATCAAAGATTTGTGGTGAACAGTGCTACAACTCTGTTAAAATCTAAAAAATTATACGAAGTACAAGCTAGAAATACAGGAGGAAGATCGTATAACACGTATTATGTATGGAAACTTGTACGTAATTTAACCGCAACAGAAATAGGACAACTACAGGATTTCTTGGCGCTTGAAAAAACAGTAAAAATAGATAGGGACGCTCTTTACTTTATAAAAGCTCTTACTCGTGTAGAGGACTCTCTGTACAACACCGTAACCGCTTGTCACATAGTTGACATAGCCATAAAAGTACAAGTTTTCAAGCGCATTTCTGGAAGACAGCGTAAGTACGGTAGCAAACAACGTAAAGGTTACATCGAAAGCGACAATGGCATACAACTACGAACAGCACTGTTCTTGATGCACTACCGGGTTGCAGGTGAGCAATGGGAAACCGTTCCTGGTATTTTTGCAGTGCGTCGGGCTGCTGAACAAGACAACTACGTGTATATCAAGTTCAAGGGTGGCGATACCGCACAACAGTGGCAGTTCCGTCTAGAAGCAATTATGGACCCCTTGGCTGAAATACAGACCAATAAAAAACTACGTGGCAGCGATGGAAGTGTAGATTATTTTTATGTACAGAACGCGGGTAATGCCGAAACAATTTCATTAGATTTCGACCATAAAGTATTTTTTACCGGTCTTACACGTTCCAGTCTCTCTGGGATGCCCCCTCTTAATACGGCACCGGACAAAACAAACGAATGGGATCTGTTCAGTCTTGACGCCGATACCCAACTACAGATGTCGATGGATCGCGGCCCAGAATTTTCTGTCACGGCTGTAACCGAACAACTCAGACAGAAATTTGATGATACAAAACTGTATAAGAACCTTGCCCTGATCGGCTTCAACGCTTTTAGCGGAAAAAGCCTGCAAGACATGCGTTCGTTCAGTGCCTTCGTAACAGGAGGCCGTCCTGTCCGCCGCTTAAACACTTCCACCCTGACGTACCCATCCAAACCTGACGGTCCTACTTCTTACGCACCGGACATTTTCCTGGATACCGTACTGGATTCAGTGGATGGAATTGCCAATTATGCCCGCGTCGAAGGTGTGGACACAGTTCAACTCGCCAAAACAAAACGCTTCTGTGTCGAAAATAAGCTCTACATGGACACCCTTATTGCCGACCAGCAAAATTGGCGTCAGTTCTGGGCATCGGCAGCACCCTTCAGCCTGCTGGAATTTGCACGAATTGGAGGCCGCGAAACTCTAGTCCCGGCACTTCCGTACAACGAAACGACTGGCGCCATCGACCGCCGCATCAATGTCAGCGCACTGTTCAACCAAGGCAACATCCTCGAAGACAGTTACAAGGAAGAGTTCATCGACTACGACTCGAACACCCAAGACATCATCGCAACCGTCATCTACAGGTCACTGGATTCGAATGGCATCTTTGCGGTGAACCGTTCCATCTCAGTCCAACGCACAGATGCGGATGAAGCCAACGTCATCCGCCAAGACTTTGACGCGTCGGCTTTTGTCACCAACGAAGACCAAGCCATCAAGATTGGCAAGCTGATGTGTAACATCCGCTATTACGTCCGCACCGCCATTGAATTCAAAACCTACCCAACCAGCAGCCCCATTTCCCCTGGTGCGTACATCTACGTCGACATCGGTCAGAACCAGTGGGACAACATCAAAACGGGTGTCATCGGTCCTGGCGGCAAACTAAATTCTCCGGTGGACAATACCCTGGCCGATGGAACCAAATCCTTTTTGCTCTACAAGCCTGGATCAGCTCCGTACGCGACGGATGCACTCGTTACAAACAATGTAGCTTCAAGTCTCAGTGACAGAGAAGGCTACCTATACGTCATCGGCACCGAGGTTAAAACTCGGCGGGTTTTCCGGGTAACCGAAGTCCAGATGGATGAGGAAGGCGAGGTTACGGTGCGTGCCAGCATCTATCCATGCGGCGCCAACGACAGCAGCCTCATAGCTGACTTCGGTGTGGATGATCCAGAAACAGGACTCAATTCTATCTTTACCATCCAACGCTAAGCTAGGTACATTACCGGACCGCCGTCATGGGTTTTTATACGGGCCGAACCGGCGCTCTGTTTTTTAACAGTAGTGCCAATCCACTGGCCGCCGAAGCTGTTCTAAAAATCCGTGACTGGTCGCTGGATACCAGCCTGGAGCTGCTGGAAACCACCACCATCGACACTGCCGTCAAGGCTTACACCCCTGGCATGGTGTCCTCCACGGGCTCAGCTACCGTGATGTACTACAGGAGCGAGAGCGGCGACGTGGGCGTTCAGTTCGAGCAGCTGCTGAACAAGGTCATGAAGACCAGTGCTACGGGCGTCACAACGGCTGACCGTGTTGTCCTAACGCTACGAGCAGGCGTAAACCCTGGAGCAACAAGCGATATTGAAGACGATATCCGGTTTAACGCCTATATCACCAACGCCAGCATCACTGTTGGCACAGGCGAACTGACCAGCGTTGCCATCCAGTTCACCGTCGATGGTCCTTTCCTGGAAACCGTTGATTCATGACGTACTACCTCGGCAATGTCGGTAATGTCCGCCTACGCCGCAAAAGCTCTCTAATAATTGCTGGTGAGGTGCGGTCTGCCGACGTCAGTACGGTCCTCAACAGGGTGGGCTTTGATAACTCTTTGGATAATATTTTAACCGGAGATCGCATCCAGATTCGTACTACCGATGCACGAGGTCTTGCCTTTTTTCCTGTAACCAGCTGGACCGATGGTGAGGGCCTGACGTACGCCACATTCGATGCTTTTGTAAACGTAAACGCTGCTGGTGGTCTGCGGTTTTTTAGCAACTTTACCGCTGCAGTAAACAACGACCGCAGCCAAGAGTACCCAGTAAACACGTTTGCTGGTGATCCACTTGCCGTCACAATTCAAGTCCGGGACATCAGTGCAAACGTCCTAGGAGACGTAACAGGTTTCACGTTTAACACAGATAGGGAAAGCCTGGAGACAACGACTCTCAGCGACAAATTTAAGCGCATGTACAGCGCCGGTTTAATTAGTGGCAGCGGAACTCTTGATTGTATTTTTAACGCCACAACATCCGGCATCAAAGAAACTCCGCTGCTGCTGCTACAACTAATCAACAGGTTGGATATTGGCAGCGAGTTTGACTGTCTGTTGTCCTTGACTGATAGTGAAAACGATCCGAACGTCCAAGACATTTACTACGAGTTCAGCGCGATGGTTACGCGCTCGGGCATCGACGTCAAGGCCACCGAACTGCTGACGTGTGCCGTAGATTTTGTCACTACTGGCGAAATCCGCCTCCTGGTGGGACGTCCCAGCGGGTATCTACTGAAGGAGGACGACGATCGGATTAAACTGAACCAGAGCCTCGACTTCCTGCTGACGGAAGTAACCGATTAAAGGAATCCCCCATGGCCGACCAGCGTATTACACAACTCAACGCACTGGCCAAGGGTGACGTTGCGGCTACCGATGTCCTGCCCATCGTAGACATTGGGGCGAGCGAAACCAAGAAAGTCACTGCCAAGGATCTGGTTGCCGCCGGCATCGACTTGGTGGACAACGGCGAGATCGACCTTATCAAGCTCGACCAGAGCAGCGTCACAAAACTCGGCACCACCGCCCTAGCCGACGACGCTGTAACCGCAGCCAAGTTAGCCGACAACTCCAGCACTGCTTACACATCCACTGTCCCTTCAACCGACAACTTCGAAGGTCGCGGCTACGTAAACAGCACCACCAAGTACGTCCAGGTCTGGGATGGATCGGCATTCCAGCAGGTCGTAACGCCCACCGCCGGACTGGAGGATGGGGCTGTAACGACAGCCAAACTGGCTGCCAACGCCGTAACAACTGCAAAAGTCGATGCCGCTGGCCTTGGTACAGCCGCACTAGCTGACGATGCAGTCACCACGGCAAAAATCGCTGATGATGCCGTTACGGCAGACCAACTAGCCACAAATTCAGTCACGGCAGACGCGATCATTGCCGGCGGTGTCGGTAGCAGCGAGATTGCAACTGGTGGTGTAGCCACAGCAAATCTCGCTACTGGCGCTGTAACAGGTCCCAAACTCGCCGCCGACTCGAGCACAGTCGTTAGCGGTAACGCCCCAAGCGGCAGTGGCGACTTTGAAGGCCAGCAGTGGATCAACGTAAACACCGGTCTCGCCTACGTCTGGACTGGATCTGCCTGGCAGCAAGTATCCGCCGTCCAAACCATTACCTTCAGCGACAGCACTCCTATTGCATTTGCTGTCACAAAACCGGATAATTTTACGGCTCAAATCACCACAACACTCGACACCCAAGTCGCCGCATCAGTTTTTGCTGGACCAGCAACTGGAAGTGCCACCACACCAACGTTCCGGTCACTTGTTGACACCGACCTGCCCGTCGCAACAAGCAGCACCAACGGTGCTGTCCAGCCTGGTACGGGCCTAGACGTAACTGCCGGTGGAGTCCTAAACCACAGCAACACTGTTGCCGCTGGCACCTACACCAAAGTCACCGTAGATGCCGAAGGTCACATCAGC